TTTATAAATTTTCTATTTTCATCAACTCTTTTATCATACATTTTTAAATTATATAATAAAGCAGCAAATATAAAAAGGTTTACACCTAAAGATACACCAACACCAATTTTAATTAACAAAGATTTCATTTTATTTAAAAGTGTTTGTTCTCCCAACCTTGTCCTAACCAGTTATCTCTTTTAAATGCAGGAATAACTTCGTTGACTAGGAACTTACGATTTTGTTCTGCAATCTTCAATGATTTAGTTTCAAGATTAGATACTCTTGACTCAAGTGAAGATGCAAACCACACAGCACCACCTAACTGAACAAGTAAGAAGGATATTGCTGCGAATGGAATTTTAAAATCTTTCATTTTTCTGCAGCATATAAAGCGAACGTAGAAGTAGTTATAACAGTCATCATATTAGCAATATGTTGTTTATCTGCCTCTGCACATTTATTCGACTTAGCAACAAAGCAACCAATTATAGTTGCTCCTACTATTGCTAATTGAAAAAATATAACAAATCTAATAAGATTGATGACTTGTGTTTTTCTACTCTTATCCTTCACTTAATGTACCGAATGACCTACGTATCTCACGTAGTTCCTCAAAATCTTTTTTCTTTGTACCACCATCATAAGACCAAGCATATCCTTCCTCAATCATTTTTTCGTTGAGCGATAGTTCATCATCACCAATGTATAACCAACCAAGCAAGCGACCATACTTACCCATCCCACCTTTAAGTTCAGTTCGTATAGTGAGTTCATCATCTCCATCAATTGCATCCTCCAAATTTTTTTTCATCCAGTTTGTAGCGTCTAGTCCTAGTGCTTTTTCTTCCAGATCTCTTGTTCTTTTCTCTGGTGTATCAACTCCTGCAACTCTGACCCTTTCTTTTTTGTAAAGGTCAAACCCTAAGTCGATTGTTACATCAATAGTGTCTCCATCGACTACTCTATTGATTTCCGTTACTCGGAAGTTGTAACAACTCTTCCGACTCGGTGGAACCATTGCTCCCATAGTTAAATTCTGCAAGTGCATTATTTATAGCATCAGAGGGTAGAGTTGCATTTTTCTCTATTTGACCTTTTCTTACATTTCTTTGAAACATCATCTGCAGACTCTGAAAATGATATGGATTTGTTATATCAATCTCTCCCTTTGCTTCTTCTCTTGGTAATAAAATTAAATCTCTTTCATCAGGACAATAAGTAGGTTTACCATCCAAACGAGGACTACAAGCGTGTGCAGGTGGGTCTGTTACTGGTGCTGTGCATCCAACCAATATGAGTGGTATCGCCAAATATTTAATCATTCGGGAACAAGTAATCATATCTCATTATATAGTATATAACTATACTAACAGCAATTAATAAAATTGCAACCATTATAACAATCGACCACGTAACTGATTGATTCATATACCTTGATCTTTATATCTTTCGTAAAATTCTTTGAGGGATGATTGGTTTTGACCCACATTTTCTTTTGGATCAAGTTTATCATATCCTTTAATTCTTTTCCATTCATTATGTAATGCACCCAATAACCAAGCTTGAGAAAGACTATGAGGTCCGTTCTCAAGCAATTCAAGATGTCTTTTATTACTTGTATATTGTTTGTATTCTTCTCTCCAGTTTGAGTCGTCGTATGGTTTATCCATTACAGGTGTGAGTATAATAGCATTATATCACGTAATCATCGACATTGCAAGTTTTAATTCTCTTGCGTGTTCAAGTTCGTCATTTGCTATCTCTGCAATTTTTGCATCCTCTGGATGATATGCAGAGTATTTAACATAAGTTTCATATGCGTGTTTCTCAATTTTCATATTGATGTCGTACGCATCTATTGGACTAATGAAATAATAAGCAACCATAATCCAATAGTAAAGAAGAACCAAGTGTTTAGCGAAGAATCTGTCGATCCAAAACTTATTGCCTCCACGAGTTTCCATCTCCTCCAAATGTTCTGTTTCATTTAATGCCTGATAAAAATGCTCTTTCATCAAATATATATGTTCTTCTCCTCTCAAACCAAGTGACTCACGAAAATGTAATACACTTATGAAGGAAAAATATGGTGCTCTTGCGATAACTTCCAATACCCAAAATCTTTGGAAGTCTCTACCTCGATAAAGAAAGTCGAGGATGTAAATTGTTACATCCAAGACGAGTGTGTTAATTGATTTCATATAAGAATAGGATGTGCCCAAGCGTATTGTGGATAGAACCATAATGCGGTTCCAATGGTTGTGAAGATAAGTAAGGTTGATGTGATAGGTAGATTTTTCATTTAACCTCCCTAATCATATGCAAAGAAAAAGGATGTGCCTGTAGATAAGGCACATCCTCTCTTGCAAATTTTACTGCTTCAAATGCGTCTTCCGCATATTCACACATTTCGTGACATTCGTTTTGTTGGTCGTAATAACCTAGTGTGTAGTGGGACATGATAGTTTCAACTCCAGTACATTATTATTTAGTTTAACACACTAGGTATAAATACGCAGTTATGTGTGGACTCCCACACTATTCGTTGACAATATCTTCTAACTTAAACAAAGAAATAAATTCAATTTCATTATTATTCCAGACCTTATGATTATCTTGTCTATCAACGATTGCAATAACACGATTTACAATATAACCTGCTTCTCTCAAAACATTTACTGCTTTAATTGCACTACTACCAGTTGTAGTTACATCTTCTAATACGGTTACAACAGAACCTTTGGGTGGTTTGTTACCCTCAATAACTTCTTTAGTTCCATATCCTTTTGGATTTTTTCTTACTATAAGTGCATCTATGTGTTTTCCTGAGTAATATGCTTTTTGTGCAATACCACAAACTAATGGATCAGCACCGAGTGTAAGACCACCAACTGCTCTAGAATCTTCCTCTATATGTTCTAATATCAAATGTGAACATAATGCATTACCTTCACAAGATAATGTTACTGGTTTACAGTTAATATAATGCTCTGATTCTTTACCAGATGATAACGTAAACTGTCCATGCTTGTATGCTCTTTCTTTTAAAAGATGAAGCAAAGTTTTTCTATGTGTTTCCATAGTTATATTCTACCATAATAATTTATATTTGCAACTAGCAGTCTTTACTCATACTTTCTGCCATACTTCCACCTATATCTGCACCTTGATTTCCACTAAACATTGTTATCCAACCAGCAGCAACCCAACCAACAAAGGGAATATTAGTGACAGCAGGAGCAGCAGCAGTACCAATACTGGAACCCACGAGTCTTCCTGTTTGTTCTGCTCCTCCGATTGCTTTGACACAAGCTTCTGATCTTCCGTCTGTGATGGTCGTATTCGATTTTGTATGAACTGACCCATCCATCGTGTACTGTTCCGAGACTCTAGTTTTGTTATTACCCAATCCCAGAAAGCCACCTTTAGTTTTAATATCCCTTTCCACACGCATTACTTTTGGATCGTTTGCTTTATATTCTATGTAATATCCATCACGACTAACATCTGCTTTATATGATGTATATGGACCTACTGGTAGATTAATACTTGGCAATTTACTCTCTCTATTCATAAGAGTTCCAATCATACCAATATGAGATAAACCAATGAGTCCACCTAATCCCAAAGCGAACATTTTAGTATAGTTTGGTTTCTTCTTTGGTTTAATCTCTGTACCAAACATTGCCTCTTCTTGATCCATTATCCTTTCTTAGGTGGAGTACCAGGTGATATGACCATTGGTGCTTGCTCTAATCTTATTGTCTGTGCGGGTGCTGCTTGAGTTGCTTTCTCGATAAGCATTTCCATATCTTTCTTTGATATGTTTGCACCACCACTAGATGCTGATTTACCCTTGTTCTTTCCTGCTTCAACACCAAAAGTAGCTAATACCCCTGTGAAGACCGAAGCTATGAAAGTCGGATCGATCTTATCCTGCTCGGTCATGCCAGGAAAAGTAACGTAATTTAATGTCAATATTCCACCTGCCCAGACTAAAATCCCAAGCCTTACAAAAGTACTTAGGATTGCCATCTGTTCTTCTTTATCGTCTACTGCCTCTTTTAGTTTACCTAAAGGACCTTTAGGTTTTACTTCTTCTTTAATTGCTTCAGCCATGGGATCAATATGTCTATATTATATATAGACACTTAATCCTTAAAATCCGAATGGTATGGGTGATTCTGGTGCTGTAGGTGCAGCATCAGGTACTCCTGTTGATGGTGCTGGTAAACCTAATCCTCCTCCACCGAGTGCTCCACCAATTCCACCAGGTAAAACTGATTCCATTACCTTACTTTTGACGTTCTCGATAATCGCATCCTTGCGTATGAATACGTAACCGC